ATTTGGATGAGAGATATTATTAATAAAAAATATTTTATAACTAATTAAAATTATTAAGAATAAAAGGAGAAAATTTAAAATGGCAAAGAAAGAAAAGACTGTATTAACAAAACAGAATTGGATTCAAAACTTTAACCTTGTAGGCGAGGTAAGTCTTAATGACTATACTTTTAAGCTTGATGAAAAGAGTGAAAAAAGTGATTGGATTTACAATGCTTTGAATTTGACTATTGATTGTGGTGAACATTACGGAAAGTGTACCTGTGAATTAATGGGTGGCTATGGAAGTGAAAGAACAAATAACGTAGTTTATGTTCATGGCAAGGACGAAAATGGAAAAGATGATTTTAAGAATCCTTATACAATTGATTGGGATGACCGTTTTGAAGAATCTATTTTAGAAGATATCGGTGACTTGTGTTTCCTTACTATCGGCGTAGAAAAAGACTCAAAGGATAAGACCTTCTATAAAAAGTTCCTTACACCTTATGATTTTATCGCTTATGCACATGAACATCTGGAAGATGGAATGGTAGTTAATGTAAGAGGTCAGATTAAGTATACAGTTTACAATGGTAATATCCAGTGCAGAAAAGAAATTAATAGCATTGCATTATCATCTGCAACACCGGACAAGTACAGAGCAACATTTACTCAGACTATGTTATTAGATAAGGATTCAGCTACCAAGGATTCTATCGACAAGGAAAAGAGTGTTTTAAATGTTGACGCTTATGTGTTAGAGAAGTTTAAGGAATATAATGGTTGGGATTTAACTGATGGTGGAAAGGTTAAGGGCGGTATTTTCGTTCCTTTACACAAGAACTTTGAATATGTAATTGATACTGAAAATTCTGATCTTACTTCTAAGATTATTAACAAGATTTTCAAGGTTAAAAAGGGTGTTACTCAGGTTACTTTTGAGGGCGAGTTTATTGAAACAGGCGCTGCGGTTACTGCTACAGAAGAAGATTTGACAGATGATATCAAGGAACTCATTGACTTAGGATTATACACTCTTGAAGAAGCACTTGCTAAGTGTGCAACTGGTGGTGCTAAAGAAAGAAGAATGGTTCTTTTGAAGCCGGCAATTCGTATGGTTGGCGAGGATGATGAAAAAGTTCCTCAGATTCAGAGATTTGAAGAACAGTTCGATGAAGAAGACTTGTTACTTGACTGTTTAGTAGCCAAAAATGAAGAAGATGATGACGATGACGATGATGAAGTTGAACTTCCTTTTGCAAAAAAAGAAGATGACGAAGAAGAAAGTTCTTCGGATGAAGATGACGAACTTGCCGCATTGTTGGATGCTCTCGATTAATTTTTTGAAACATCAAGAAACTAGTTAAAATAATAAATAAGATTTAAACAAGAATTAAACAAGCCACTGCTCGTAATTGGGCAGTGGTAGTAATGAGGAATTTATAAGTTGGAAAAACTTGAAGAACGTGTAGGAGAAGAAAATTACAATAAAGATGGGTATGTTATGAAGGTTATAAAATATATATCTTCAAACAATGTAATTGTAGAATTTAATGATATTGATAATACAACAACAACTACGTCTTGGTATAGATTTAAAAATGGAAACGTAAAAAATCCGAATCATATTAAAAATTCAAGGCTAGGGGAAATAAGAATAAATCGTTTTGGAAGTTTAATGAAATGTGTTGAATATAACGGGGCACAAAGTATTGTTGTGGAATTTCAAGATGAATATAAAGCAAAAGTTCCTACTGCATGGCATGTTTTTGATAAAGGAAGTGTGAGAAATCCATATGATAAATCTTTTTACGGTGTTGGTATAGTCGGAGAAAAATATCCAATTACAATAAATGGGAAACAGACTAAAGAAATAATGGCATGGCAACATTTATTGGAAAGGTGTTTTTCTGAAAGATGTAAAGAAATTAATCCTACATATAAAAATGTGACTATGTGTAATGAATGGTTATATTATCCTAATTTTTATGAATGGTTACATAGTCAAGATAATTTTGAGAAGTGGATTGTTTCAAATAATTGGGCTATAGAAAAAGATATTATTTGTAAAAACAATAAAATTTACGCTCCAGATAAATGTTGTTTAGTTCCACAATATGTAAATAATTTGTTTTGCAAACATGACATATCAAGAGGTGATTTGCCTGTTGGTGTAAGTTATGAAAAAAGAACACAAATGTATATAGCAAGAGTTTCAAAAACGCAGAAAAGCAAAAGGAAATATATTCTGCAAATAGGTAGATATCCTACACCGGAAGATGCTTTTTATCTTGGTTATAAGCCATATAAAGAAGCTTACATTCAAAAGGTAGCTCAAGAAGAATTTGGTAAAGGTAATATAACTAAACATTGTTATGACGCAATGATGAATTACCAAGTAGAAATAACAGATTAAAACTAATTAAAATAAAAAAGGAGAATAAAAACATGGCATTTGGAAAGAAAAATGTAGTAAAGATTGACCCATTTAATTATAATATTGGACTCATTGGCGAAGGAGGTATTGGAAAGACTACCATTATCCATGAAATGTGTAAAGCACATTTGCCAGAGGGAGGATATCTTTTCGTTGAATGTGGTAAGGAGGATGGTGCGGACGCAATTGAGGGAATTCCTTATGTAAACTGTCCAGAATGGAATATGGATTATGATGAAGAAACTAACTCCGTAGGATTTAATGATTTAATTCAGGATATTCTTGATAATAAGACTACTGAATATCCAAATCTTCGTGTAGTTGTGGTTGATACTTACGATCAGTACAGAGATATCGCATCAAACGAAGTTATAAGAATTCATAATAAAGAAAATCCGGACAAGAGAGTAAAATCACTCAAAGCCGCTATGGGCGGATATATGGCAGGTGAAGATTATTGTGATGACATGATGCTTGAATCACTTTGGTCTTTGAAGACAGTAGGTGTACATTTTATTGTAATTGGGCATTTAAAGCAACGTGAAATTACAGATGCGGTAACAGGAGAAACATATACACAGGTTACAACAGATATGCCTATGCGTTCATTTAATAAATTAAAGAATAAGCTTCATTTTTTGGGTGTTGCAACAATCTCTCGTGAAATTGCAAAAGAGAAGAAGAATGCTAAGTCTAAAGATACAAAGAGTGTAGTTACCAGCGAAACTCGTCAGATTACATTTAGAGATGATAACTATTCTATTGATTCAAAGTCAAGATTTGCTTCAATTGCTGGTCAGATTGAATTCTCACCAGAAGTTCTTTATCAGACTCTTTGTGATGCAATTCAGGCAGAAGCTCAGAAAAGCGGAACAGATGTAGAGGTTCGTGCGAAAGAACAAGAAAAAGCAGAAGCAAAGCGTTTAAAAGAAATCGCTGCCGCAGAAGAGAAGAACAAAGCAAAGAAAGAGATCGATGCAGTAATCACTAAGATTATGGATTACGTTAAGGAAAACAAATCAGATATGGCTAAAGTAAAGCCTATCCTTGCTAAGTGTAAGGAATTTGGTGCTGCTAAACCTACTGATTTAGAAAAATTAGAAGACGCATTGGCAGTATTAGAACTTATTGAATAGGGTTATACCCTTTGAGGTTGAGAGGGTCATACCTCTCAGCCTTGTTTATTAAAAGGAGTGTTTATGGCAAAGAAAAAAGAAACTCTTCTTCCTAGAGATAATGAGCAATGGAGAGAACTTTGTGAATGGGTGGAACTTTATATATTTGAATATGAACCAACTCAGAAGTTGCAAAGAGCAGCATGTTTGACTTTGGAAGGATTAAGACGTGGGCAAGTTACTGCAAATAACAAGCAAGATACATATGGAGAGTACCCTTTAAATGTGATTTTGCTCACATTCAAGGCCAATAAAAACGTTCTTTTATCGTCTCTCAGAGGAAAGAATTTTGAGTCAGAAGACAAGAAGATGAGATACTGTTGTGCTGTTATTAGAGATAAGATAAATGACGTTTATACCCGGTACTTAAATGCTCAGAAGTCTAAAGAAAAAGTTGAGAGAGTTGATACAAGCATAATTGATTATCAAGGTGCAGAGTATCA